GTCGTGCTAAACGAACGTCATGTCCCGGACCCACAAGCAAAATCCGGTGTCGCTCACGGGCAGAACTGTACAAGCCTCGTGTGTCGACCGCAGAAAACACGCTGCGTTCACAAGTATCCCGCCATGCGGCCAATCTTGTACACAGCTGCGCCAGTGTTGGCGACCTTCTCAACAATGTCCAACACGCCAGGCAAGCTGGCGTGGGCGCGCTGAATATGCTTCTCCCAAGCACTGTCGGTCGTCACGCCGTGGTGGCTGTGAGACGCAACAGCAGGGTCGGCAAGGTCAAATCGAACGCGCCATTCAACAGACACCAAGAGCGACAAATCAGCCTCATCCGGGTTGTAAATGGCCATGGGCGCCCATCCACAGAATCGTGGTGTGCCCCCGCCAGACCAACCCCCAGCGGGTGTAAATGCCTCCGGGGTGTTCTCCATGGGCAAGAACTCAGACACGTCGTTCATCGACAGTGGAAACGAATCCATCTGGATGCCGCGCAGACTGAGCTTGCCTGCACTCATCAATCTCGGCCTGAAATACGACACAACCTGTTTACCAACGTCTTCCCATTTACGTGCATCTTCGTACAAATCCATGCGCGCTGGTATGATCGCTGCGGCAAGCTGGCCATCGGCCTGTTGAAGATTGCTCTTGCCCATAACCTGGCAAGAAATGGCGGCTGGGCAACATGTAAACGTCGAATGCAATCGATTGTTATGATTGCCACCAGGAGCCGCAATAGGCTGAAACTTCGTGGACCCCGTTGTGTTGATGGCGCCGCCTGCGGACGTGGACTCCGCCACGACGAGGTTCGACCAAAAATCACCAATGCTCGCACTATTGCCTAAAACGCGAGCGGTGCCGACCATGATGAACTTAGCGTTTGTTGACAAAAGCGCTGAAGTGCGCACCACAGTGTACGGCCCTACTGCACGCGGCAAAGCTGCGTGGGTGCTATTGAAAGCGTCCCAACACCCATTCGACAAACTCAACGGCTTCGGAATAGAAACACTCCCAAAAGCCCTGGCCACCGAACGTCCGGTCCCTTGCGCCAACACTTGGTCCGCAGCAGACCTGCGGCCATTGGTCGTTGCAGCCTTCTTCTTCAACTTCTTCTTTTTGAGAAGGGGCTTCTTGACCTTGAAGCCTTTCACCATGCTGAATGATGATAATTGTTTTCTGAGTCACGGACGTCAGAACTGCGATAGCGATATCGTATAAGTAGCAGTGAACTGCGCGTTGCACCTTGAGCCTGACGGCTGCTACATTTAAAACATGCCCAAATTCGTGCGTCACACCGAGGACTGTATACTGTATAAAATGGTGTGTGGGCGTATTATGAAAAAGGACCGTGTGCCCGCACAGACAAACGATCACGTATGGAAAGAGTGCTCAGGATTCGGTAATATGTGGGTGTAGCCACGTACGAGGTTCTCAAAACCGTAGACATTTTGTGGTAAGTCGCGCACTCTGCCAAGCCAAACAGACGGCGACCAGGTCGTGCCAGGAATATCCTGACATCGCCATGACGGAGGTATTCTGCAGGCGGAACGTATCCGCAAGCGTAACCATTAGGCACCTGAACGGGATACTCAGACGCACACATCCACTTGCTGTAAAAATACTTCACAAGCTTCGCTGGCCTACCGCCACACCAGACGACTTTCACAGGGGCTCTCCAACCCCCAACCCAACCAAGAAGGCAAGCCGCCGCCCTCACCGTAAGCCGTGCCAAGGCTCCCAGGCTCTTCACCGCGCAGCACCGCAGCTACTGAGGCATAAGGGTTCAAACCGACGGACCAGCTAGACATTATCGTCGGCCGCGGGCAAGGCATATAAGCACCGCGCACTCCTCAAGAAGAGAAGCGAATCTATCGCATGCGTCAGACGTCCGCACTCCATCTTGCCTTACGTTGACGAGCAACAACGCAAGTATGTCTGATCGCACCCGGGCCCCACGCGCAAAGGTACCGCCCGGTATCAAATTACCCAATAAACATTGGGTGCTCTCATCGAATCCCAAAACACAACATTAACAGCCCTGTCCGAGGGCCTGCGGTCCTATCCGAGGACCGATGAAACTATGACCGCCAACTGCTGGGAAGCATGCAGGCCAAATCCCTGCCATGCATTTCCAGCGTAGTGATGCCGCACATGCTACTATACTCCTCGATAGTAAAGTCGCCAGCGTGCACCCTTGCCAATTCTGTGTAATCATTTCCGCCATCGAGGAATGGCTCCGGTTCAGGAACGTTATTCAGGATCTGCTCCTCAGTTCCGACCTCACCGTGCATCTTGATGTAGATGTCACGAAGAATACCGTTGCTGCGCCTCACTCTGCCGCCTTTAGCAATGTGATCTGCACGCATTGCTGAATAGAATGCATGCATGGGTGCGAAATAACGGAATTCGTTCATCATACATGTCGCATACACTGCAACAGATGGATGAAATTCCTCGTCGGGAAGGTCGCAGGACGAACAAGGTTTGTCCTGAATAACCCGCTTGATTTCCGGAAACATCACAGCATTCGCACCATGCAGGACAACTTGGCCGTCTTTCAACAGACAAGTGTATCCTACGAATTGAATGCATGAATAACCCTCATTGTCTGCGAATTTGAGTTTGGCATTCCAGCCATAATCCTTGAAAAACTCCTTGCACAATCGTCCATTGTCCAAGGCAAGGATATCCTCATCTACTCCGCCGAGGGTATCGTCTCCTTCGAATGCGAGATAGGCATCATATTTCCTACCGTCTCGTGCACTGACGTAGGTAAATTTCTTGCCTTTGTTCCTAATCAAACTTTGGACCGCTGCTTCCACCTTGCCGGGCTTCACCATGAAAGTGAGCCATGCCAGCAAATTCTGAAAGAAATTGCCGCTTGAAGTCACGCGGTCTCCGGATTCCCGCATGGTGCGGGGAAGATCTAACTTCAATGTGCATGGAGCCCCAGCGGCATCGGTGTAACGCAATACCCAAGTGCAGGCCTGGGTGCGTGCATCAATGACTCGATGGCAGAAACCCGTGTTATCTGCGTCTGAGTCAATATGGCCCAAAATGTGTTTGAATATGTCACATTCTGCTTTCTTCAAGCGGTCGTAGATGCCGAACTCGAATGCTGTGAGATCATTTTCCAGCTTGTGCTTGAAACCATTCAAGTTGCTGAATATCTGATTCATTTTCGTGCCCTTCTCCTCATGCTTTACGCACCCGTCCGGGAATGCATGGAACATGACGTCCTCGAAAATGGCAGCACTCTTCGCCATGCCCCAAACCCTCGCGTTGCCATGATTGGCAATCGGACGAGGCTTGTTCTTCTTCGTCACTTCCTTCTTCACGAAGGCATCGACTAGAAGAGAAAAGGGCACGGTCTCGTCGCCCGTCGCATTGAGGGCGTCGATCCACATCTGCGCTTTCTGTTCCTCCGTTCTATTCTTTGGCAAGACATTGGTGGTCTTGGTGATGTACTTTTCCGCCGCCAGGATCTTGTCCTTTGTGAAGAGATGTTTCTTCAACGCAGCGACGGCCTCATCAAAAGCCTTGGATTGTTCAGGTGATAAATCAGCCACACCAACGCCGGTGTTGCGCATGGCTTCCGCGGAGACCAAATTCTCCGGATCATTGTTGAACAAATACTCCTTGACTTCTGAAGTCTTTGGAAATCGGAAACGTGCTGTACGTTCGCCGACATCGCCTGAGGCAGTACGATTGTCATGCACGTGGTCACCATGTTCACTGTGGACCACTGAAGAGTGCAAGACGGAGCCTTCAACATAAGCTCCCATTTGAGCGTCGATTTCTGTGGCAACCGTGGCAATTTGCTCTAACCCCGGCGGAGCAGGCACGGTTGGACATGGCGGCTGCACATTGGGACGATTCTCCCCATGTTGCCCGCCTTCGTCAACATCTGCCGTGTCTGGGTCGCTCGCGATGGCATTCTTTTGCTCAACGGGCTTGTATCGCGTCCACGCGAGACCGCATTCGTCGAGTCCTGCTGCCAAAGCTCCGTTAGGCACCTCGCCGCCAAACAGAAATCCGTAACATGTCATCGCTGGCATACTGCATGTGACCTCGTCAACTATTGCAGCAGCCCCAACGGTACACAGCGCGTAAGCATAGTCCTCAGCATGCTTACCCTGTGATACCAAGTTGGCAATTTGCAGCCAATCGTTGGGTGGCTTCGCTCCGAAAATTGCCGTCGCACCTGACTTGTTCACAAGGCTCGCCGCAGCCTTTAGAATCTCAGTAGGTATGAACACCACCTTAACCTCATGCTCTGGCGTGTAAAGACTTGCCGGAAAGAATTCCGCGTCATCTCCGTTATAGCCGTTCTCTTCCTGGCCCCACAACAAGGATTCACCAGTAGCGCTTGCGAAAGCGTGGGCGCGGTAGAGAGCAAGCTTGAGCTTGTAAAGGTAGCTGTCATCCTGACAACGACGGCAACGAGTGCTCACGATCATCCGGCGATGCATGTGAGGTGACTCGTTGGCTGGTTTCGAAAGCTCCGCGAAAGCATCGCGATAACAATATGAACACACACCGGCCGAAGAGGATGCAAGAATGCCTTGCCTCGACGTGAACATGTTGCGCGGTATGCGAGTACGTTGTAGCCCCCCCAGCGGGAGTGAGAATAGTACTATATCTCA